GGTCAGGTCGTCGAGCTGCTGGGTGGTGGTTATTGGCATGGCGCCACCTTCCATTCGCGGCACTCCAGGGACCAGCATCCTTCGTGCAGATGCTGGTAATTCTTCCCGTCATGGCTGATTCCAACGGCGAGGATGTGGAATCGACCTATTGCGGTTATTTCAATGACGGTGGGGCCGAATCCCTCGTCTCCCACAAGCCGCGTCCCGATTCCCCAGCCGTTGGCTCGGCATATTTCTGCTGAGTTGGTCACGGCTCCACCCCCGGCACCCGCTCCTGCACCTGTTCCCCAAGTGCCTCGGTGATGGCATCCCGCAGATGTCGCACCGCCTTGGTCAGGCATGTGGTGCAGATGTGCACATCTTCGCAGTCACCGCCGTTCCGCCAAATACCCGCGGCAACAATCAGGGATGGATGCTGCTCGATGAGCACGCCATGGGCGGGGTTGTGGTTCACCTTTGGCTCGGGGCATGGATGATAAATCGCGTGCCTGTCATCCAGTCTGAACCCGCGGCAGATCGGGGCCACACCACGAGGCGCGCCGCATTGGCAGCAGTGTGTATTCTTCACGTAGGAATCCTCTCCTGCCCCTGCTCCTCGCCGGTGTCCCAGCGGACCAGTTCCTCCGGCTCACTCGCCGCGGTCAGATGCACGCGCGACGATTTCGGCTCGCGGATCTTGAGCGTTGAGGTCAGCGCGATGACGTGCGGCGACTTCTTGTCGTGCGCGATCTTGAGCACGATCGAAACCTGCGAAGGCATGCCGGTTTTTCCCGTCGATCGAGCGCACTTCTCGACGGCGTCGGATGCGGCAAGACGGACCTGTTCGTAGAGCAGGGTCAGCAGGCGGGATGAGTCGATGTTCATGGTGTCTCCGGTTCGATGGTGATGGTTGTGCCGCGCAGTTCCGGCGGGGCCTTTTCCTGGCGATACTCTACCTGGACGTGCTGCGGCCGATCACCGTCCAGGAATCGCAGATGCACCAGGGCGTCCAGCAGCGACTTGCATCCGCCGCTCAGGTTGTCCGCGTCCAGCATGCGGGCGCGGAGGCTCAGGATCGTAACGCGCATGGGCCGGCCCGGTCCAGATCCAGGGATACCGCCGGTGGACAGGGCCGCGGATCCCAGCAGCCGGCGCACCAGCTTCGCGTTCGCCGCACGCGGCGCCCAATGCATCGCGTCCAGCTTGTTGCGCGACGGCACGAGGTAGGGGATGGACAGGGTTCTCATGTCGCCTCAACCAGCGACACGCGCTTGGCAGGCAAACATATTCCTTTAATCAGGTCTTGCGCGTCGCGCTTGGTGATCTTGGCGCATCCAATCGCAGCGGTTAGGATGCGCTCGGCTTCGGCCGGGCTGACCAGTCCGCGGAACGCCTCGGCGCCCTGCGGGTGGACCGGCGCCAGAGTCGATAGGACCACATCGTCGGGTGCGGTCCACGCCCGCGCGCCGTTGGTTTCCTTCGTCGACCATCCGGGCACCGGCGTGCCCGCCGCGATCATGTCCTTGGCCCGCTTCTCCAGCGTGTCGATGAAGTCGGCCACCAGCTTGGCCGCAGGTCGGAACTGGCGCAGGGCGTTGCCGACCTCGACCGGGGTCAGTTCGGCGATCGTGTGCGGGCCGTTGTTGGCCACGATCTCCGCGGTGCGCGTCACATCACGAACCAGCGCCGGGCATCCCTCGCGGCGTGCGCAGTACTGGCACGCCTTCGGGCTCGGGCGGTAATCCTGGACCGTGGCGAAGTCTGCATACATGGCGACGGAAGTGATCCGCGCGCTTGCCTGATCCAGTTGCGCAGCGGTCCACGTCGATTCGGTCGGCTCCTGCTCCAGCTCGCCGAGCACGATCACTACCTCTTGCACATGCGGCCATCGGCGCAGCACTCCCAGCGCATACGCGGCGCATTGCAGGCTCTGGCCGGCGTCGTCTCGCTCACCGCGGCCGGTCTTCCAATCGCAGACCACGGCGACCGGCGACCAGTCCGAGATTCCCACCAGGTCGGCGGTTCCGAACACGTCCGGGATACCCGTGTCGCTCGGGAACTCGGCGTGCCAGTCGTGATCCGGGAACCGCGTGCGCAGATCGGACCACAGCATCAGTCCGGCGCTGACCGGTTCCGCCAGGTCTGCCGGAACGGTCCGCAGTAGCGCCTGACGCGCGACCGGATCCGGCTCACTGACGGCCTTGGCCAGCCATCCGTGGATGGCGGTCCCGCGGATCGCCTGCGGCCCCGGCGTGGGATCGCTCTGCCACCCTGGGCATAGGGCCAGGAATGGCAGCTTGCTCGGGCTGTACTTCGCGTGCGTGCTCATGGTCAGCCCCCGATCCCGGCAAGGTCGTCGGCGATGCGGATGGCCTTGGCGCGGTCCTCGGGCTTGATGTCGGCGGCCTTGCCGACCGGGTAGCCGAGCCCGGTAGAGACCGCGGCCACTGCCGACTTGATCCCGCCCGGTTGCGCACCGGACGCGCGGTTCATGGCGATCCGCACATCATCCTCGGTCGGCTGCCGCTCCGCTTCCCCCGCCGCCGGATCCGCAGCCACCGGACCCTCGCTGGCCCCGTCTCGGCCGGTCACGGGCTGCTCGGTCGTCGGCTGAGCGACGCCGCTGGTGTCGTCGGCGGCGGGGGCCGCTGTTGAATCGATAGCCGGTGCTACCTGCCGGACCTTCCGCCCGCGCGGTTCCTCGCGCACCTGCGCCGAGGCGGTCACATCGACGTAGTCCTCGACCTCCTCGCGGGCGTGGAAGCCAAGCAAAGCATCAGCGAATGCCCCGCGCAGCGCGAAGGCGCGTGCGCGAAGCTCCAGCATCCGGCGCGGGTACTGCGACCACGGCCCCTGCTTGGTCCATAGGCCGGCCTTCTTCGCGTCCTCGGCGCTGAACTGGCCGGCGTACTCGTCGACCGCCTGGCCGACCTGCCGACGAATGGTGACCGTGCAGCACGGCGTTGCCGCCTCTCCAGACCACGCGACGGTCTGCCCGCGCCAGTCCGTGCGCGCCTGGCACACAGCCAGCATGGCGTCACCCCACAGGGTCGGCCTGCCGTTGACCACGGCGATAGATTGCATGGCGCTGAATATGTCGAGCCCGAGCCGCGCGCCCATGTTCGCGGCGATGATCACATCTCCAGGAGCGCCCTGGAATGCCTTCGGGATGAGCGGGGATTTCGCCAGCGCGGTCGCGATCTTCCAGGCGTCGTCCGTGGTTTGCGGGGTCAGCGCAGCGGACCAGCCGGGCGCAGAGGTGGTGATGGTGTTCGTCATGTGGTCCCTTTCTTGGACGGTTGGTTAAATCCGGAATCTTCCGCCGCGCTCGGATCCGGGATGGGCGCGAAAGCCGCTCAGGGAGCGGAGGCAGATTTGGGTTTCTTCGCAAAGAACGCCTTGAACCTCTCGTGTCCATAATGGCCCTGCGTCTTCTTGATGATCTCGCGTATCGTGACATCGACGGGCTTGGCCCCGGTGGTCTCAACGAAATTCTTCACCCCGAATGCGCAGGCGCCGGTGATGCAGCGGTAGCACGCGATCGCCTCGGCGAACGTAATTTTCGCGGTCAACTTCATTCCAGCGTACTGCTCCGGCTTGCGGTCGGTGACCTTGTACACCAGATCCGCCTTCGCTTCCTTGAGGGTCGCGCCGTGCGCGAAATTCTTGCCGTCCGAAACCACATAGGACAGATCGCGCTTCCCGACCACGCGGACGCGCCAGACATTGCCGCGCTCGCCGATCACTTCGACCAGGATGCCATCGGCCAGCATGTGCTTTGGCCAGCGCAGCGGATAGACTGGCGCCGTCTTGCTGGCCGTCAGGCCGCTGAGGTCCAGGTAGCCGCCGACCGTCGGGTTGAACCCGGCGGGGATCGACGTCAGGCCGCGGAGGTACAGGTCGCCGCCGACCGTCGGGTTGAACCCGGCGGGGATCGACGTCAGGCCGCCGAGGTACAGGGAGCCGGTAATCTTCTTTGCTCCGGAAAATTCTTCCGGCGATAAGTCTGAAATGTTCATTTATTCGCCCTTTCGTGGCGTGGTTGGTTATTTGTCGATCGCCTGCTCGGCGTACTCGTCCGCGTGCCGCTCCAGAATCGCCAGAGCGCGGTGCCTGACGGCGTCAGCGTTCGACGGATGCGGACCGGCCTTGACCAACGCGGCGAATATCTCGGCCAACTCGTCGCCGGTGACGCGCTCCAGGATGCCGTGCAGGTCTTCGCCCATGCGCGCGGACTTCTCGGCGCGGATCGCCAGGTCCTCGACCGCCAGCTTGCGCCGCTCGTCCGCAGAAACGCGCACCGGCGGGTCGCGGTGGTCGTCTACCAGCAGCGATGAGACCTCGGGCGGGAGGATGGGGGCGATCATATATTCACCATGAGGGTGCGTTCGTCGCCAAAGCGAAACGTCTGTCCGCGATGCCTATAGCGATTGGCGCGCGAGGTCGCCCACTTCCACGGCTTGCGCGCGTAGTAGTCGCGCGGAAGGCGACCGCGGGTATCCCATCGCCGCTTTGCTGCTATCCGACGACTGAGCACAAGATGATCCGCGATCTCATCGGCGGTCAGGTTGGCCTTGCGCCAGCGCCAAGCGCGAGCGATGCGCGCTTTGTACTCTCTGGTTTCCGATGGATTCACAGCGGCTTCCCATCATCGCAGCGAATCGCCTCTGCCGATGCGCACGCCTCATCGATCGTCACGCCGCCGATGAGACGGACCCGACCTGGGCCGCGTGCGTCGATCATGCGCAGCGCCGGTGCCAGCGGCGAGCGGCCGGGGCCGTGCATCCGCGGGATCGACAGCCGGCACGCCGGACCATCGCAGTCTCCGATCATCGGCTGGCCACGGACCGCACCCCACGTCTGGATGCAGCGCGGACCGCCGCGGTTCAGCGGTTTGCCGCAGCCGGCGCAGAGAGGCAGCATGCGGCTCATGGCGCACCGCGGCGCAGGAAGGCCAGCGCGCCGATCGCGAAGCCGACGACCATGGCAATGCCGGCGACGATCAGCGTCCCGACCAGCGACCCGCCGCTGCCGTCCATGTCGTCGGGGCGACCCTGGCCGCCCTTGACCACGGGTCTGGACTGCGTCGGCGCATGCGTGCGCGGCGACTCGCCCTGGACCTCGTACCGGTGCAGGCGCTCGGCCATCGATTCGCACCGGCGGCGCTCGGTGGCCAGGTCGGCCGTCAGCGCGGCGATGATGCCGGACTGGCGCTGGATGGTCGCCTTCGCCTCCTCCAGCTCGAATCGCACCTCCGACAGCTTGACGATCACCTTCACCGCGTCGCTCGGCTCGGGCGCTGGGACCTTCGTCCGCTGCGTGGTCCGCTCGCTGGCCGGACGCTTCAGGCGCTCGGTGTCGGCGCGGGGGTCGATATGGGGCAGCGCCGAATCCGTGTTCGGGTCGAGGGGCACGCTCAGGTCATGCATGGCGAATCTCCGGGGTAGGGTGGTTGCGACGGCTGCGGCGGTCAGGCCGATCAGCCAGCACAGAAGGCGCGGCATCAGGTCGTCGTGCGCTTGCCCAGGCTCTTGGCGAATCCGGTATGATGCGATCCGGGACGGGCTCCGGGGATGAGCACTCCGCCCCAGAACTCGTTGAGCCCACCACCCTTTTTCTTCACGACGCGCGGTCCCATCTTCGCGCGAGTTGCCTTGCGCTTCTGGGTCTTGGATCCTTCAGTGGGCGGAATAGCCATGTTCTCTCCTTGGCGCACTGCGCCGGTGGTGGTCAGAGATGCCAGACCCGGCCACGCGCCCGGTCGATATTGGCGCAGGCGGCCAGCATCAGCCACCACTCGTAGGCGTCGTGCAGCGGGACAAGGTCGGCGGCGTCGGTGAATCGGTGGCGGGTCATACGTGCACGCCATTCCTGACCACGATCCGCGCGGCGGCATTTGCCAGCGAGTCCAGGTCGTTGCGCATCAGGTGGATGCGGGCCAGGATCTTGGACGCCTCATCTGGCGTGATCTGGCCGTCTGCCATCATCTCCGACAGTTCGGACACCATCTTGCCGGATTGGGCCAGGGCGATAAGGCAGGTGGAGTCGATCATGGCTTCACCGCCTTCCTGATCAGAGTCAGCAGTTCGGCCACGTCATCCATGGCGCACCGCTCAACGTCCCCGTCGATTGGGTAGACCTCCCAGTAGGGGGCGCCGAAGCTGCCCAGCCGTTCGTAGACATCCAGGTAGACCGATGCGGTCTTGTCCCCGGACTTCACCTGGAACCGAACCATGGCTCCCGTAAACGGCGGGATGACACGCACCAGCCAGCCGGCATCGAACTGGATTGCCGGGATCTTGGCTATCCAGTCATGCCATCGCTCCGATTCCTCGACGTCGTACCGTTGCGCGGAGATCACTGTCCACCCCCGGTCAGCATGAGCAGCGCGGTGCGCCGCTGGACGGCCGCGGCCTGGGCGTCGGGGTTGCGGGCTGCGGCCTTCAAGGCGAGCAGGGCCAGGATGCGCGCGCTCAGGAGTTCGTTGATCTTCATGCGCAGAGCCTACTCCGCGACCTTGGCGCCGTCAAGTACTTTTGTCCCGCGCGCGGGACGCCACTTGTCGCACGCCCACGAAAGCGCGGAAAGCACGCGATAACTGGTAGTTTCCGGCGATTCCAGGATGCGCGGATGCCAGGACCTGCCCAGCCCGGCAAGCTCGGACAGTTCGCGGACGGTCGCGCCGGCCTTGATGGCGCGGCGCACCTTGGCCTTGACGGAGCGGGGGCAGATGGGGGTCATGCGTCCTCAATTATTGGCAACACAGTCCCGCGCAAGGGACTACTGGAATCCATCGCGAACCACCGCAAGGGCTGCATTCAGTTCCGCCGACCTGGCGGACTCTGGCATGGCCTCGGCAGCCATGGCAACAGTCAGAAGCGCGTTGTGGATGATCGCGTCGCGCTGGTACTGCGCTGCGGATGTGACCACCGCGCCGGCCTTGGGGTCAAAGTCCCGGTTGCGCGCCGGCCTGATCGTCGCGTCGTGCGTGATCAGGTCGGTTGCGAAGGTGGACCGCGGCAGGATAAACAGGGTCATACCATTACCTGCGCGTTCGGGTCTTGGTTTCGGTAGTCGGTGGCGCTGGTTTGGATCGCGTCGAATATGGTCTGCTGATTGCAGTCGTTTCCGGACACCGCCTTTAGATTGGCCACGGCTTGCTGGTAATAGGACGACTTCAGCTCGAACCCGACAAACCTCCGGCCCATCTTCAGTGCCATGTACCCCTCCGATCCGATGCCCATAAACGGGGAAAGCACAAGATCGCCGGGGTTGCTCCACAGGTGGATGCACCTTTCGATCACGCCAAGTTGCAACGGGCAGATGTGCCGCTCGTCGTTCTCTTCCCTGGCCGACTCCTTCTGCAACGTGTCGCTTGGCCTGATGTCCATCCAGACAGGCGAGGCATACCGCTGCCACAAACTGACCGGCAGATCGTCAGAGTGCGGGATTGGCTCCGGGTTCAGGCCAGGCTTGCGCATCGTCACCAGATAGTCGGCGATGCCCTGTCGTGACATAGCGGAGTCCTTGCGTATCGTCTTGTGCAGAAGCCCGAGAGCCTTCGTCCGCTGCATCGCCGTCACCGGATCCTTCCAGATGCAGACCTCTGAGTGGAAGATGAACCCGGCATCCTGAAACGCCCTGATCAGAATGCCGCGAAAGTCAACGATTCCGATGAACCCATCCCGCTCCTTGCTGGTCGGCAGGTTCATGCAGTGGAACGACACCAGCCGGCCGGTCTTGATCACTCGGAATAGCTCGCGAGTCAGGTATACGAATTGCCGGAAGAACTCTCCGTGATCCTTGCAGTTGCCCATATCAAATGGGGAATTGCTGTAGGTGTAGAGCGACGCAAACGGAGGGGAAAACACTGAGTAATGCACGGATTCGTTGGGCAATTTACTGATGCCTTCTACGCAGTCGCCGAGGTTGGCAGTCCACTGTGATTCGCCAACGGTCGCGGTGCGGTACTCGTCTTCCTGCCGATCGGTGCCGACAATCTCGGCCTTGGTAATCTCTGCCATGTGCTCAACCATCCCGGATGTCATCGCATCCGCTTCCGCCTGTTTCCGGTCTATGTTGTCCATGATCTCGCTTTCGATGTCTGTGGTGATGATGTGCGCCTCGACCGGGCGGGATTGCCCAAATCGCCAGCATCGCCTTACTGCCTGATAGAATTGCTCGTAACTGTGAGAAAGGCCGACAAAAACCATGCGATTGCAGTGCTGCCAGTTCATGCCGAATCCGGCCAGTTTGGGCTTGGTGACCAGGCACCGGTGGATGCCGTCCGCGAATCCCATCATGCGCGATGACTTCTCGTCTTCGTCATTGGCGCCGGCAACCTGGACTGATCCTTCGATAGATTCCTCCAGCATGTCTCCCTCATCGTTCATCTCGCACCAGACCAGGCACGGGCCATCGACTGATGCCAGGGCTGCCGCCATGTCGACTCGCTTCTGCATGGTCATGCGTCGCGCTGCGCGCTGTTCCGACAGGGTCTGCGCTGGCATGGCGAAGATCGTGTCTGGCGTCTCAATTCCTGACGCGATGACGTGGCGGATGATCTTCAATTCTGGCAGCACGTACCCATCGGATCTGAATCCGATGTCCGCTGGCGTCCGCATCATGATCGCCCAGCCTGCGACCCACTGCCAGAAATCCCGCTGCGCGTGACCCTTCAACCGCCATACGCTGGTCTCCGCGCCGTCATGGACGAAGAACGACGCCAGCATTTCCGTTCTCGTCATCACGCCCAGGAACTCCGCGTGATTGCCAAGCTCCGTGTGGTCGTTCGGCGATGGCGTCGCCGTGCATGCCAGCCGGTAATCCGTGCGGGAAAATGTCTCAATGATCAGGTTGCGAGTGCTGCCGTTGTAGCTCTTGATGATCGACGACTCGTCAAGCACAACGCCGCCCCACATCCGTTCAGTGAACCGATGGAGTCGGTCGTAGTTGGTGACGTAGATCCGCGGCTCGCCGTCAATCTCGGACACTTCGCGGATGTGCCGGACTTCGATCCCGATCTTGCCGCCCTCTCGGACGGTCTGGTCAGCAACCGCCAACGGCGCCAGGATCAGCACGCTTCCGCCCGTGTGGACTCGCACGTTCTCGGCCCATGCGATCTGCTGAATGGTCTTGCCCAGGCCGCAGTCCTCGAACAGTGCAGCGCGCCCCTTCTTGCACGCCCATCGCAGGACTGCGCGCTGCCAGTCGAATAGCTGGGATGGGACTACGGTCGGATCGAATCCTGCTGCCGGCGCGGTCCATTGCTTTGCGGCGATGTTGGCTCGGTATTCACTGAGCATACCGCACCAGATTGTCAAGTCGGTTATGGACTCGTCGCTCGAAGCACGACAGCGAGCAGTACTCGCGCGTGCTCTGCGGTCGTTTCCTGTCCTGGTGGTAGGTGCGATGGCAAGTTAGACACTTGCAAGTCGGTGGCATGGTTCCGGCGCGGAAGGCCATTGGTTCTCCTTGGCGGAACCATACGCCACTACCTTGTCCCGTCAATGGGACAATTGCCCTTGCGCTTGCGTCAAACGTGGAGCATGATTGACCAACTAAGAAAGGGATCCCATGTCCCTCGCCCTCTTTGCCCTGTCAGCCCTCGCCCCGCTCAACGCCTGCCGCCTGGCCGGCATGTTCCGCCAGTCGCCCAAGATGGCCCGCGCGCGCCGGGTGCAGTTTGTCGGATAAGGCGCTTGACTATCCGTTAAACCAATAGTAGGATTCTAGCATGAGCAACGCGGAACTGACCCTGGAAGCCTTCATCGCAGCCGCCAAGCGCCTGGATGATCCCGCCTACCGCGCGAAGCTCGACGCCGAGGACGCTGCCGTCCGCGCCTCCATCAAGCCCGAGCACAAGCCCGTCCCCTGCCACCGCTGCCGCGGCAAGGGCAACCTCTCCTGCTTCCATCACCGCTGCGGCGGCATCTGCTTCCACTGCAACGGATCCGGCCACGAGCACAACGCCTAAACCACAGAGGATCGCATGACCCCACGACAACGAACCCGCAACCGGCAGCGCTTCCTGAGGCGGCAGCGCGCCATTGACCAGAGGCGCGGGCAGGACCGCATGACCTGGGGCCACTTCACGCCAGCGGAAGCCAGGGCGCGGAATGGCAAGAACAACCGGAACGATCGCGAGTGGCGCAGATGTGCTGAGTGGATCGTTTCGGTCCCGGGCCTTCTGGAAATGCTCCGGGAGCCGGGCATGGGGGAATCCAGTGAACTCCGCTGATCTCTTTTACCACGCCTGCGCCCTTCGCGGGATGGCCGGAGACATGGGGACATTCGGAGACAACCGCGTGCCGTGCATCGTCAAGGCGGCAGACAGGCTTGACCAGATGCGAGTGGCCCTTGGCATATTGAACCTCCTGGTCAGGTGCGCCGACATGGCGAAGGAGGATGGCCAGCCGCAGTGCATCAACCACGACTCAAATCTGGTTGAGATGGCTCGCAACTTTCTCAAGGATCAGGCCCATGAGCACTAACCCACACCGCGCCGCACTGCAAGCAATCCTGAACCACCTGAGGTCGGCAGATGCCGTGCAAAATGCCGTATTGACCAGCGAGGCTATCAATCTGGTTGAGCACGAGATCACGAAGGCGGACCGGATTGCAATCCTTGGCGAGCTGTACCATTGGCGCGCGCGCGAAGAACATTTCAACCACCTTGGCCCTTGACCACCCACCCCAGGAGTCCCCATGCCACGCAAACAGAAACCCAAGATGGGCCGCCCGCCCATCCCGCGCAAGGACAAGCGCGTCCACATCGGCGCGACCGTCAAGCCGGAAACCGCGATGGCCATCAAGGCAGCCCGGCGCACTGGCGAGGGGCTGGGGCATGTGCTGGATAGGTGGGCGGAGGGCGCGCCGTGAAACGAAAAACCCCGGCGGTTCAATCCAGCCGGGGTCCTCGGTGCCGCCTGATGCACGGTCAGGTGCGCTGACGCTATGGTATTGTAATCGCGTGTCAACTCTTGCCGCGCACCCGCTGGATCAGGCGACGGACGCCGGCCGCCTCCTGCGCGGCCCGGGCCTTGAGCTTCGCGGCAACCGCGGCGGCACCGTCCTGCGCCGCCTCCAGGTCGTCGGCGAGCCCGGCGGTGAGGGACAGCGCGCGTTGCTGGTGCAGGTACGCCCGCGCGGCGACCACCAGCGCGGCGAGCACGGCAAGCGCGCCGGCCACCCATGCCACCCACAGCCAGTGCGGCGCGATCCAGAGGCCGACCAGCCCGACCACGACCACGGCCGCTCCGCTGCCAGCCAGGCGCAGCGCATAGGGCGCGTGCAGCCAGATGGCCAGCGCGATCCCGGCCACCAGCGCCAGCCCGCCGGCAGCGATCGACCACCAGGACGCGCGGCGGATGCCAGCGGCGATTTCCTGGTTGCGCAACTCGTTGGCCAGGCGGTCGAGCCGGCGCACCTCGCCGTCCTTCTCGTCGGCGATCTCGCGCGCCGCATCCCGCTCCTGCCTGGCCCTAGCCTCAGCCTCCCTGGCCTGCGCGCTGGTGCGGATCGCCGCGTCTGCCTGGAGCTCGGCATCAGCCCTGGCGCTGGTCGCTGCCTGGATCTCCTGGCGCAGCGTCGCCACCGCCTCGGGCTCGCGGACCTCGACGAGGCCGCAGCCGGTCAGCAGCAGCGAACAGGCGAGGATGAGCGCCCTCATCGGCCACCGTCCTGCCCGTGGCGGTGCGTCGTGAATTTCTCCGCCGGCTGCGGAAGGATGAACTCCTGCGACGACTCGTCCTTGCGGGCGGCCGGCTCTGCCGATCGCGCGGCGATCTGAATGCCGTAGGCCTGGGAAATAAGCTCTACCACGCGGGCGCATCGTCCAGACGCCTTGACTATTTCATGGACCCCAACAGCCATTTCCCGGTTGGCCTGCGTCGATTCCCTTAGCGCTGCAACCATTTCGCGATTCGCGGCAACGCTGTCGCTATACCGAATGTCCTCAGTATCGCGCAATCTCTTTGCGATGTCGGCATATGTCGCAGCACACCGTTCGCGTTCCTCCTTCGCTCGCTCGCGGTCTTCCTTGGCGGCATTCTCCAGGGACTTCACGCGCCGTTCCCAGGATCCTTGGAGCAGCTTGAACACCGTTCCAAGGGCTCCGGTGAGAATGATGCACGTTGATCCGGCAGCGGCCCAGATGTGAGTGGATGTGATGGAAGCGTCCATGGTCACTCCGTTTCATCGAACCAGATGCCGACGCCAGCGGTCGACGATCCGTGGAAATTGCGCGCGACCGTGACCGGTCCGGTGGTGGTCATGGCCTGGCGGTGCGAGGCGACCGGACCCAATTTGATCTGGCGCAGCTTTCCGTAGACGGCCTCGGTTTGCGTATTCGCCTGAGCCGATTCGCACACGAGGATGTCGGCGAGCGCGCATGTGGCACCGCTCACGCCATGCGCGAAGTCGACCACTGCGGCAGCGATAGAGGTGTGCATGCGGCCGAACTGGCGGACCGACGACCCGGTGTAATACGACGGCTTCCCGGCCACGGATGAACCATCGTAGTAGGCCGGCACCCAGAATGGCGCCTGCGCGGCCATGATCGTCGAGGGGAATCCGGCCGACGAGAACACGCCGCCGGATGTGATGTTGCACCACTTGTAGGAGCTATCGGATCCGGTGATCAGCAACTTCCCCGACATCGTGCTCGCGATGTTCGTGGAGTTCACCATGTTGAAGCAAAAGCAGATTCCCTCGGTCGATTCCATCAGCGTGATGCGCGGAAGGCTCGCGGCGGCGAAGTGGGACGACGTGCACACGACATCGCCCTGTAGGAACTTGGTGGCGTACGGGGCGCCCGCGGTGGGCAGCGTTCCTGGTCCGGTGGTCGCTGCGTCGATCGACATGCAGCAGTAGAGCGTATTCGCTGCCGGCGATGCGCCGACTGGGATCAGCGCAGCGCTGTTCGGCGAGGACGATCCGAAGAACAGGATACGCACGCTGGCGTATTCACCGGCCGGCGATCCGCTGACCTTGCGCTTGAGTTCCAGGGTATGGTTGACGATCGATAGTTGCGAGACTTCCCACAACGTCGCCTCGGCCACGACCAGGTCGTTGATCCCTTGCAGCAATTCGTCGATGGTGGCGTTCGCCCCGGCGATGGTGTAGCTGCGCGCCGTGGACATGGTCCATGAAAATGACATGCGTTTCCTTTAGGCTATGGTTGGGCTTGCGATGAATCGGACTCGATCCCTGAACACGGCGGTTGCCGGAACGTCCGATTCCATCGACGGGCTGACGATGAATCGCTGGCGTATGCGGAATACGGACGTGGCGGTCAGAGCGCCGTCTGCGCTCGACCCGACGCAGACCGATTCCGTCCGGCTTATGTAGTCGTCGCCCTTGCTGATGACGAGCGAATAGGTACCTGGATCCAGCAGCGCTTCCCAATACCCGACCGAATCGGTCACCACCGGGTTGCTTTCTCCGGGGATCGTCACCAGAGCGCCGGACGCGTCGCGGATCGTCACCAGCGCTGACGCGACCGGCTGGCCGTGCTGGTCGACCACGGTGTTGCTGACGAGTTCAGCGGCCATGGATCACCTCGTCACCAGCGCGTTGATCTGCGCATCGGTCAGCGTGGACGACGTGGCCAGGCCCGGCTGTGCGCCGCCTGCGCCGCCGGTGCCGGCGATTACGGATGTTGTCTGCGTTCCTGAGAAGGCCGACGCGACCAATTGGATGAGCCCGCCGCCGCCAGGTCCTGCCGATCCGGTCGCGGTGCCGCCCTTCGCGTTGAATGTCCCGCCGGTGATCGTGCCAGTGGCGATGACCGTGATCGATCCGGCGCCGCCGCCGCCATTGCCGGCGCCGTCCGATCCATTGGCGTTGATCGTCCCGCCCGTGAAGTCAGCGTTGCCGTGCACGATGAGCAGTAGACCGCCGCCGCCATTCGTACCCGCTCCGCTGACGCCTCCGAGGAGCATGCGCAGGAACGCCCACAGGTGCCGGCCGCCAGCAAACGTCGACTGGAGACCGGCCCCGGCGGTACCGCTGCCGGCACCGCCCTGCGATGCCGATCCGCCGCCGCCATCCCCGACGCCGTTTCCTCCGGAGACACAGCCCAGCATCTGGCCGAACAGCGCATCACCGGCGGTGTGCGTCGCCACGGTGATCGTCGATGACAGCGAAAGATTCCCGTTCACCCGCAGGACCGTAGCGAACGGAAGGGATAGCGCTGAACTGCGGGTGAATGACGTCAGGTCGTAGATGCCGGCGGTCGATATGGACGTGGCGTTGGTCAGCACTCCGTCCAATTCGCTGCCGCCGGGATGAATACTTCTGGTGGACGACCTAGGAGCACCGTCGGCGCCCTCAGCTATGGCAATCGGGTTTTTGTACCAGATCAATCCATGCTCGCTCTTGAGCGGCGCGCCGACCGCGAACTCGGATGATGGGTCCGCAACTTCAGTCCATGGAGTGGTCATTGATCACCCGAACGCATAAGGAGGATCGCCGCCGAGTCCGCCGCCATCGCCGTCGGAGAAGAATCCTCCGGGATCGCGCTCGGTCGTGCTGGCCAGTGAATAAATGGGGCAGTCATTCGCGGTGAAATAGGCGTACCGCCCATTGAATGGAACGATTTCCAGCGTGTAGCGGTACCGCGCGCCAGGCACGATGGCCTCACGCTTGATCACGATGCACCGCGTGACGTCGGGCTGCCCGGTGCGGTCGACGATGTCGCGGGACTTGACGTCGATGGTGTCGCCGATAACGCGGCGCGCGTCCTTCGCTGCGACCTCGACGACGATGGTCTGGCGTCCGTCGCGAAGCTGGGCGGTGATCTGCGCGGATGCGCGCGAGGCCAGTGCGATCTGGTCGACGCTGAGCCACTGCGTGGCGATGACCTGGACCTGCTCGGATCCGTGCTCGGTAGCTGATTCGCCAAGCGATGTCCCCACAAGACGGTAGCGGTAGGACGCCAGCTCCTTGGGATCCAGGTCGGCGCTGCGCAGGTCTATCGCCACGTCGCAGCGGGACACGCGTCCGGTCATGTCGCGCTTGACCTCGGGTGGCGACAGCAGGTGGAACCGGTCGCCCCATGTGCCCATCACGGTGGCGGACGGGCGCACCGCGCGAAGGCGGACCTGCCCGCGGTCGTCGTCCCACCACATTATGGCGGCCGACGATTCCAGGATGGACTGGACCACGTCCATGACCTGGGTCGGCTTGCTGACGATCCCCGACAGGACGTAGAGCGACAGGAATACGGCCTGCTCATCGGCCCACTCGGACAGCGCCAGGTATTCCGATGCGACGCCGCCGTAGGTGGTCAGCAGGTCGGCGATGATGTCGGTGACGTTCTGGTCCTCGTAGACCGCGCAGAGCTGGACGCCATCGCCCTCGGCGTGCGCGTCGGCGATCGTGTTGTATTTCGCGCGGTCGACGTTGAACGTGACTCCGGATCGGCTGGTGCAAAGCATCACCTCGTCGGCGATGCGCAGGTAGAACGACGCTGACGGGTAATCCTCGGCGACGACCGCATCTGACAGCGCGAACGACGCGGCGCCGGACGAGATCGCCGCAGCCAGCTTCCCTTCGCTTGGAGCAGGTACTTCGCGGTTGCCCAGGTTGACCAATTGCAGCGGACCGGCCGCGGTGATCTTGAAGCGGCCGCCGCTCGGACCCTGCACGTCGCGGATGAAATAGGTGTGCGTGATCGCGTCCGCGGCGTGCCAGACGTTGTCGGTGGCCCACCCTTCGATCACGCGGATTTTCCGGCCAGTCCAGTAGGGGTTGCGCGCCATCAGCTTGGAGAAGTAGGTTCCCGCTGAGTGGTCGATGCTGGCGCGGCTGGCGTCGGAATAGAACGGATCTTCCCGGCGGTCATCGTCGGTGAAGTCCTGAAGCTCGATGGTGACCTGGCCGAAGAACGCCAGGCCCTTGCCGATCTTCGCCTCCTCTGCCGCGATCTTCGCAGAGCTGAGGCACGGGATGGCGCCGAGTTCAGGGATGGGACGTGTGGTCTTGGTCATCCACCGGCGCGTCTTGGTGGTCAGCGTGAACGCCTGGCCGTCCTGGTCCGTGGTGTGCGGCGTACGGTAGCACAGCGACGCGTCGTCGTTTGTCGCGGCGACTGCGTCCGGGCCATCGTCGTAGTAGTCCAGATCGACCTCGACGACGATGCACGGCGTGCGCTCGGTGAGTGCTGCGTGCGCCGCCCAGGTCATCGCATCCGCCGCGCGGTGATCGACCCGACGAATTGCGGGTTGCCGGCGCTGAAAGTCGCCTGCGAATTGAGGAAGTAGGACGTGGTCGAGCTGATCGTCACACGCTTAGACAGCGTGATCGTCTGCATGCCGCTGGTGTTGTTGATGACCTGCGAAATGTACCCGATGTCCCCGCTACCCTCGGTGACGCCGGCCGCGCTGGCCGTGGTGCCGCCGATCACGCCGATGGCGTTTGCGGTCGCGGTGAGAGTCGCGCCGTTGGCGATGAGCGTGATCGTCGCGGTGATTTCCCAATCGCCGGGCGTGAGGCTGACAGTGGCGATCTGCTGGTAGGTCGCGGTCGTGGTGTAGTTGGTGGGAGTGCTCTGTGCGCCGGTCAGCGTTTCGCCGACCTGACCGGACACCGCCGCCGTGGCGTCCTGCACGCCGGCCAGCACGTTGCCCTTGAAGGTGGCGCCGATCGTTCCGAGAAAGCTTCGCTTGGCGACGCCGAGGCCGCCGGCAATGGTGATGGCAGCGGAGCCGACCGCAGTTGCCTCGGTGGTGCTGGTGAACGCGTTCGGCATGCCCAGGAACGCCAGCGTGTCATTGGCCACCAGTGCCGGATATGACACCGTAAATCCGCCAGAGATTTTCGGCAGGAATGCAAGCTGCGAAATGAGCGCGTAGTACGATGCGCCAGCGCGGACGATGTACACCTTGTCGGTCGTCGCCGAGTCGGTCGGCAGCGCGTCCAGATCCGTGAGCTTGGAGCCGTCGACCATGGGTCATCCTTCCAGGAGCAGAGCGCCGCTGGCGTCTTCGGTGAGCAGGGCCGGCAGGTCGTCGTCCGTGGTCATCCGTCGATCGAGACCGGGGTCAGCGTCGAACGCCACGGAGATGTCGACGAATCCGCGTCCGGTGAATGCGGTCCCGCCGAAGTCGGCCTTCGTGCAGAGGCATGCGCTGGACGGCCAGTCGACGTTGTTCCAGTGCAGGAAGAACGGACGCGAACTGCACGCGCGCAGGAACGGGATCCAGTAGTCGCGCGCCCACGTGTCCTGCACGTTCTTCACATCCAGCGACAGCCGGGCGTTCCACTGCTCCACGGTCGTTCCCAGCCAGACGCCGTCCCGGCTCTGCTCCGGCTTGGTCACGGCGCGCAGGGCCAGGAGCGGATCGGTCCAGCCAGGTCCGACGCCTTCGGGGAGCACCATGTCCTCGCCGGCCCACAGGACCGCCAGGTAGGTGATCGTGGCGAACCGGAAGCGGAGCTTGGTGGTCGCGATCGCGTCGCCGGTCAGGTAGATGCACGACCCATCGCCGGCCGCGCTGACCGCGGCGAGCTCGACCCATGCCGCGCCGTCCCAGGTGTCCATGGCCACGGTGCCGCTGGCGTCGTGCCCGGCCAGGGCGAAACCGGTGACGGTGTGCGATCCGTCGAGGACGGCCGTAATCGAGAACGGTCCGGTGCCGACCGGACGCCAGAAGGTCCATGGCGTCCAGTCGGCGACGTGGTCCACCAGGCCGTCGGATTCCGTGGCAGCGCTGGCCAGGCTGTCGGCGCCGGTCAGCGTCGCACCGTCCAGCGCGGAATCCCAGGCGATGCGCGGGTAGGTCGATGTGTCGGTGATGGTCAGGACGTCAGGCACGGCGCACCCCGCCGATCGTTATGCCGCGCTCGCGGGCCTCGTCGAACAGGCGGACCAGCGATTCCGCGGAGAAGCTGTCGCCTTGCAGCAGCAGCGTCTGCCCGGTCTGCGCGGGCGCAGAGATGCCGCCGATATTGCTGGTGGACACATCGGGCGCCGCTGACCCGCCGATCGATCCGGAGTCCGACTTGTCGACGTTGGCGAGCTGGACCGATCCGGCGACCACGGCCGCGGCCGCAGCGGCGATGCCCAGCGCGGGGCCGATGAACGGGATCGACGCCATCGCGCTGTAGGCGCCCATGGCCGCCGACGCCGTATCCATGACGATCTTGCCCTTGGCGGCGATCTTGCCGGCGGCGCGCGCCGCCTTGCTGTGCGTGTTTTGCAGGCTGGACAGGTTGGCGAAGAATGACGACGCGCCGCCGGTCAGCCGCTGGTATCGCTGCAACTGGATGTCGACCATCGCGTTCTGGTGGCGCTGCTCCTCGGCCTCGGCCGCCGCCGCCAGCTCAGCCGATCGGGACTGGCCGATGTCGTCGTAGTACTGCGTCAGCTCCGCCATTTTCTGAAGCTTCTGCTCGTGCTTGGCGATCTCGGCAAATTCCGGATCGTTCTCGGCGAGCATGCCGGACAGCGCCTTGTCCATCGCTGATGTGTCGATGATCGGTGTGGCCGGCGCATTGGCGATCGCCTTGGCGTCGGCCACGGCCTTGCCCGCCTTCTGCGCGTTGGCCTGGACCGCGTCGCCCCACTGGTAGACCAGAGCGGAGTTCCACGGGGCGTTGATCGCCTCGCGCAGTTCGCCGCGCGATTGCTCGGCGAAATTGCTTGCGGTCTCGCGGACGCGATGGATGGAATCCACGTATCCGGTGTCGATGACGAATAGGTTCTTCCACGCGTCCTTGGCGTTCGCGGCCTGGTTGACCAGGTCGTTCATCGACTGGCCAATGTCGGCGCTGGCCTTCGCGGACGCCGCAGCCGCGGACCTTCCGACCGCATGCGCAGCCGTCGTCAGTTCACCGGCGATGTCCAGGCCAGCGGCGCGGGCTCCGTCGCTCATCAGGAATAGCAGGTCCGCGAACTTCTCGCCGATCAGTGAGAATGACTTGAGCGCAGCCCACTTGACGCCATTCCACAGCACGGCGAACACTTCGCCGACCGCCTTGGCCGTTTCCCATGTGGCTCGGTTCCAGTTCCACACGAATTGCCCGATGATCGAGAACGCCCGCGCACCCTCATCGGCCACAGCCCAGAACGATTGGCCAATGCTGGCGACGGCGACCTTGCCATATTTGAACCCGATCATCACCACTTGCCACGCGTCGGCGATGAACGCGAATGCATGCTTGATGAAATTGCCAACGGATTCGACGCTGAACCCCCAATCGCGGACCCGCTTGACCAGGTCGACGAAGCCATCGGCAGCGGCCTTCACGAACGGAGCCATGGCCACCATCGCCGTGTCGAACAGGCCCTTGATTGATTCGCCGGCCCGGCTCATGGCGTCGTTGGCGGCTTCAACCTGCGCGGCGTTGGCGCGGGTCGTCGCGAGGCCCAGCGCCTCGGCGTCGGCCGCCATGTCCTTCAGCCCTGCCGATCCAAGCGCGGTGACATTGAGCAGGGCGCCGCCGCCCTTGCCAAACAGGTCCATTGCCGCGGCGGTGCGCTCTCCGGCGCTGCCCATTTCGTTGAGTGCGTCGGACACCTTCGCGAACTGCTCATCGGCCCGCAGCGTCGAAAGCTGGTAGGCGGACAGACCCAGGGCATCGAGCGATTTTTTCGCCTCGGCGCTGCCGCTGGCGGCCTCCTGGATTTTCTTGGTCAGCTTCTCCATCCCGCTGACCATCGCCTCGGCGCTGGCGCCGCTCAGCTCGGCGGCGTGCGTCAGGCCGGCGAATGCCTCGGTGGAGATGCCCAGGCGGTCGGCCGATTTTGCCAGTGCGTCGATGCGGTCCGCGCTGGACTTGAGCCCGGCGACGATCGCGCCAGTCGACAGCAGCCCGGCGACCGCGGTCAGCGGCGAGAGTAGCGGCGACTTGATGCCTTCGCCAAGGCTCTTGACCGCAGATGTGGCGGACCGCGACGCGGAGACGAATGCCCCCACGGACATCGTCAGCGCAACATTCAGGCGGGTCAGGTTCGTGGCCATGTCATCGCTTCGCTGGTCGCTTCACTCCGAACAGTGCATCGAGGGCGTTCGCCGCCTGTTCCTTCGTCTTCGGGCGAATCCTTCGCTTGGCCGGCGGCGTAGCCTGATCGTTCTCCCAGGTGTAGAACGCCATCCAGTTCACAAATTCCGGCCACGTCATGCGGTCGATCAGGTCGGCGACCATCATCCCGAGGTCCCGCGCCAGGCGGTGCGCGAGGCGCAGGACCGGGTCGCCCTCTATTTTTTTACCGCGTCCTCCACCGCCTTTTCATCGACTCCGGACATCTTGTTGATCTCCGAGATGATCGGCTCGACGATCGCCCGCGACAGGCCGCCCAACTCGGTAGCGTCCGCCTCGGAGAACAGCGCTGCGCCCTTCTCGTCGCAGACGCACGAGATGAGCATTCGCATCGCCGGGTCCAGCTTGTCGCCGCTGAATCCTGCCATCATCGCCAGGGTGACGGGTCGGATGTAGACCGTCCCGCCCAGTGCCTTGACCTCGATGGCCTTGGGGCGGATGTCCGATGCGGCGGCCAGGAAGCGTTCGCGGGTAATCATGTCAGGCCTTCACGATGCCGGTGTTCACGATCTTCAGCGCGATCACGCCGGTTGATTTTCCGGTGCCGAGGATCGACACGCGGACCGGGTTGGCGAGGTCGGCGGTTGGGACGATGCTGCCGGCGGTGGCGCCCAGCGCGTAGATCACGCCGACCGCTGGAGCGGCGGTGGCGCCCACGGTGAAGTCCCCGGCGGTTTGCAGCCGGATCGGCTGGCCGGACAGGGAGCCGTGGCAGGCGAGGCCGCGGACCTGGGCGGTGGCCGCCGAGGCGTCGGCGTCGGCCAGCTTGATCGTGTTGGTCGAGGCATCGAGGTAGCAGGGTTGACCGGCGGTGATCGTGGCACCGGCGATGCCGTCGAAGAACTCGGCGCCGGTCGTGCCCGGCTGGACTTCGGCGACGGTGATGGAGAGGGCGGCCATGGTGGATTCCTTGGTTCAGGTGGTGGTTGAGCTGATCAGGTCGCGGCGATCTCGGAGAAGTCGCCGGACACCTGGATCGTCACCTTGGTGACCATCTTGGTGTCGGTCTTCATTTCCTCGCCGCCCTGCGTCTTCACGAAGCCGGTATAAACTCGCTTGTAGGGCGTCGATTCGCCGGTGCGCAGCGGCCATGCGATGGTGAACGTCTGCTGCACGCGGGTCAGCCGGCCGATGCCCGGGACGTGGTCGAACTCGGCCGAGATGTCGCCGTGGCTGATCAGCGTCGCCGGCTTCGCGGTCTTGGCCACGGTGGTGCCGAGATGCGTGGTATCCAGGACGGCGACCGTTTCCTCCGGCAGCGTCAGGGAAATGAGGTCGGCGACGAAGGACGAGACGGAGAACGCGATCGTCGCTCCGGTACCTTCGAGGGCTACGGTGGTCATGGGTTGGCCTTTCGTTGAGTGAGGTAGGCGCGCAATTCTGCGCCGATGGTGGTGATTATTCTGGACTGGTTCGATCGGATCGCGGTCTCAAGGAAATGGACCGGGCCGGCACGCCGCTTCCATTTGCCGTCCTTCGATTGGCCGAACTCGATCAGGCGCGCGTACTGCTGCGCAGAGACCGTCGTCAGCTTGCGGCCCTGGTGCTTCTCGCGGAACTTCTTTGACCCGCTGACCATGCGCTCTCCGCTGGTGGTCTTGTAGGTGTAGTTCGGGCGCGTGCCGACTCTGGATCCGAACGACGTCTTCGCCCGGTTCTGCGTGGCCAGCTTGCCGATCGACGCGGCCAACCGGCCGGAATCGACCGGGGTCAGGCTCTTTGCCGCAGCGAGGACCGGGGCCATGGCGGTGCTGGACACCCGCTTGGCCAGGCGGCGCAGGTCCGGGCCGGCCAGTGCGCGCAGCTGGGTGATGAGCTGGGCGTGCCCCTCAATGCGGACTTCGGCGATGCTCATACCGTCACCACGGGCGATCGGGTGTAGCCAAGCGAGAACGCGGTCTCGAAGTAGTCGCCTCGGGCATCGCGCTTCTCGGCGACGATGCGCGTGGGCGCGGCCACCATTTCGATGGAGCGGAACGCCAAGCGGTCCGGGCTCATGGTCGCGGCGACCGCTTCGAGGTCGGCCAGGACCAGGGAAACGTGGTGGCAAAATTCGAGAACGGCGCGCTTATCATCGTCGGCGTACCGCGACAGGTCGAGGCCGAGCGGCGGACCGTCAGGGACAGGGGCACGGAAATACAGCAGGACCGCGGAGGTGGCGCGTTGCTCGAACACGCGTCCGGGCTGGATGTGAAGCCGGTCGCGCGCCCAATCCCCGAAATCGACCAGGGCGAGCGGCGCCGTCGCGGAACGTGGGATGGTGACGATGTGGGCGCGGTACTGCGCGGTGGCCGCGTCGGTCCCGGTCCACGCCTGGAACGCGGACGATCCGGCCAGCATGTCGGCGAGCGACGCCAGCGGACATGCGATCATGCCCAGCGCGGTCATGTGCGCATCCGTGCCGGCATGACCTGGTCATCGCGCGGGCGCGACAGGTGCAGAATCCACGTCCATTCGTCTTGCCGCTCGGCGTGGCGCAACGTCCATGTTTCATCCTCGCGGATGATCTCGTCGCCGACCAGTGGAGGTGTCGGCATGTCTTCGAGTTTCACGACCAGCGTTGCCATGCCGTCGTAGGCCTGGAGCCCTAGCCCATCGGCCTCGGTTCCGCCGTCCGGGAGCGCACGCTTCCAGACGCCGGACACCTCGGTATCCCCGGCGACCTCGTTGCGAATGACGACAACCTCCGCGTGCGTCCGGTGCAGGACCGGGCGGGCGCGTTCGTTGAAGTAGGTTGCGAACGATGAGGCCATGGGCATCCCGGGGGAACTGCCGGGGGCGATAGGCGAAATCTCGCGATCGTCCCCCGGCTAGTTCCGGATCCGAATCTTCAGGCGAGGCGGGCCGCGACGATGAACCACGCGGTGCCGTTGCTCTCGATGGTCAGCGTGTCGCGAGCGGCATCCATGGTCGCCACGGTCGTGCTGCCATCGATGGTCTCCGACGCGTCGCCGTCCAGCGTCAGCGCATTAGTGCCGGTGCCGGCGCGGACGAACGTGAACCGGCCGCCGATGCATGATGCCGCGGTGGGCAGGGTGATCGAGAACGCGCCGGCCTGGGTGTCGCCGTAGACCGTGGCGCCTAGATCGGCCGCGGTCAGGGTGATGGCCGCAGCCGTCGCGAGCACCTTGTTGCGCGCCAGGTGCGCGTTGAGGTCGACGCGAACGACCAGCTCGCCGCTGACCTTGGCGGCGACCGCCGAGCCGATGGCGAAGTCAGCCAGCGCGGTGCTGGCGCTGTTGATGGCGGTGTTGGCGGACACGTCCCAGAAGACGGTTTCGCCGATCACGAAGGTGACGCCGGTGGCGGCGAGGACGTCGAACACGCCATGCGTGTACACGGCGCCGCGCTGCGATGCTTCCAGTTCGCTGACGACGACCGCCGCGCGCTGGTCGGAAAGCTGGATGACCTCACCGGCGAGCGATGCGCTGCCGGGGGTGTAGATCTGCTTCCCGTGGTCCTGTTTGAAAATGGCTTCAGCCATGGTTGGTTCCCTTGAATGATGGTTGGATGCCGTCCCCTATGCGGCGAAACGCTCGCCGCACAGAGGGTGGCGATTGCTCAGGCTTCGCCCTTGGCGCGGACGCCTGCGCGGTATTCCTGCTTCGACACGCCGAAATCGTGGTAGCCGCGCATCTGGATGCCCAGGGTGCTGAAGTCGGCTTCCGCGGTCTCGACCGTCGGCGATTCCTGGCCGTTGAGGAACACGGTCTCGATCACCGCCAGGTCGGCCGGATCGGACAGGAGGTACCACGCCAGCGCCGATGCGCCGGTGAACGAAGTGTTGCTCATGTAGGCCGAGGACACCAGCTTGAACCGGCCGGCGAACGGGTTGCCCACCGGCGCCTTGGTGCTCGCGGTGGTGTCGCGGATCTCGGTCGAGGTCATCAGCGCCGAGCCCTTGGCGGCCAGCGCCACGGGCACCAGCAGGACCTTGGGCATCAGGCCCAGCGGCTGCCCCTCGGGATCGGTCTGGAGTCGGAACAGGCGCTCGGCCTCGGTCAGTCCGTCGATCGTCAGCAGCGACAGCGTGGCGCCCACGAAGGCGTTTCCGCGGCCGGTGGTGAAGAACGACGAGTTGTCGAGGTACGCGGTCCAGAACACGCTGTTCAACTTGAGCGCGGCGCCGCGGCCGAGCTTCTTCGGGACCGTGGTCATGGCGCCCAGATCGTCGTTGATCATGTCCTGGCGGGTGATCGACAGCATCTTGGCGAAGGTCTTGGCGCGGTTGGTGTATTCCAGCTCGCCGAGGGTGCCGTGCTCGATGTCGCCGCCGGGGCCCACCTCGGCGTACTGGTCGTCGCCGATCAGGCGGTATGCGGTGGTGGTCTTGAAGTCGCTGACCGGGCGGACGCTGCTGATCTCGCGCCAGGCCTGCTCAACGGACATGAAGCCGTCGAGGAGGAACTTGTTCGCGGTGTTCGACAGGATGCCGCTGATGTCGGCGTTGCTGAATCCGGCGGCCTGGATGTCGAACGCGGCGCGGAGCACGCCGCGCGGATCCTGGCGGAAGCTGCGGCCGGTGTAGCCGTTGGCCCACGCGGCTTCGAGCAGGAGTTCCTGCAAGCCGAGACGGCCCTTGAATCGGCGGTGCGCGGCTTCGAGCACCTTGGCGTCGTGGGTCTCGTTCAGGCCAGGCACGCGGGCGGCCTGGAGAATCGCGGCCTCGATCACGGGGCCGGTGATCGACTCACCACCATGCACATGGATGGCCGGGCCGGTCGGGCGCGATGCCTTCAGAACGGCCAGCTCGGTCGCGTCCTTGGACCAGCCTTCCTCAATCGCCTTGGCCTTGATGTCGGCGTGCTTGGTGCCGCACACGGTGGCGATGGCGTCCACGCGGCGCGCTTCATCGGCGTGCTGCTTGCGGCTGGCTTGGAGGTTGACGGTGGCAGCGGCCACAGCCTTTTCGGTTTCATTCTCGGGCATGGCGTCTTCCTTGGCGGCGTCGGCCGCGTCTTCCTTCGGCATCGCGTCGTAGGCCTTCTGCAAGGCGGCGCGCTGCTCCGGGGTGATGGTGGAGGGGTCGAACCCCAGGGATTTGATCCAGGTATCCAGGTCCATGGGGTTCTCCTTGTGGACGGTTTGTTGTGTTCTCGCGGCAATCATGCGCGCGATGGTTGAATCGTCAGCGCCGAGCGCCACGAATGAGATTTCGCCGAGGCGCGATGATCGCACGATCATCATGGGGCCGGCGAAGGTCTGGCCGTTGGCGGTCGCGGTCTGGCCATGCGCCACGTCTTCCGCGTCGTGGATGTCGCAGCCGATCGACGCCTGCCAGGGGAATCCGTTGTCGGCCGCCGCGACCACTTCCAGCGCATCGGGGCCGACCGCGCTGGCGGTGCCCTCGACGTGGAGCGATCCGGCTGCGGCGATGATCCGGTCGGAGTGCCCGACGATTCGCTGCGCGTCGTGATCGCGCAGGATCGGCCGCGACTTGTTGCCGAGGTCCATGCCGGCGATGTCGACAACCACCGGGACCTTGGACCACGCGAAGCGCATCGGGCCGCCGTTGTAGGCGTCCATCGCGAATCGGCGCAGTCCGCCGGCTGATGCCTTGATCTGGGCGGATCCGGTGAAGTTGAGGCGCATCATCCAACTCCAGAAAAGAATGGCATCATGCGGTCAGTGCGAACAGTGCCGCCGACACCAGCCCCGGCCGCGGACAGCACCTGCATCATGACGCGCTGGCGAACCGGACCGATCAGCGGCGGGCGGTTCTTGAACGGGTGCGCGGCGGGCAGATTGGCGGTCAAGCCCCACTTATGGGCGAGGTAGCCTTCGACAGTCTGTCTACGGAGATTGTCTGTAGTCTCAAGCAGAATGAACTCGGTCATCGTGATGTTGGATTTCCGGTTCGGGTTATCTTGACCCGCGAGTGTGAAGCCAGTGTTCGCGGTGTTCGGCGCAGCAATGCCACTCGTAGTTGCTTCCAGCGTCCCGTTCCGCCACACGCCCCAGCCTGTCACGTTGCTCTGGAATGCCATGACCTGCGCGGCGGTATTGTTGTATGCCGTGCCAGAACTGAGGTCGTAACTATTGTTGAGTGGAGCGCCGAAATACGGATACGACGCCCCGAAATTGTTACTGTTCTTCACGTAATGCAGCGCGCCACGGTCACCCCCGCCAGCGAGGACACCAACGCTCGGCTTATAAGTATCGCCCGTGGACCCCGCGCCGCGCCGAATGAACGCCCAAAACACGCCGTGCGATGTGTTTTGCATCCGCGTGGTGGAGATGTTCAGTTGGTCGTTCGACCCGTCGAAGGTAATTCCCGGCAAGCCAAAGA